CTGAGAGATTCCGAAGAATCTGCTCCTGGAGAGCTACCGGGAGACGATCTGTCGCATTCGATAGATCGAAGCTAAAGGATGGATACCCCAAGCGGGCAAAGTCCAATAAGGGCCCAATGGGTCCTATTTGGTCAAACGTCCCGTCTTGAGGAATACGGCGGAGAACATCGAAAAGGTAAAGGTGTAATGATCGTAGGGCCCACTGGGACCAATAATCAACCACCCCAACAATTCGACGTTTTCCACCGCCATCCTTCGCTAGAACGGAAAGCCGTCCTAACGGGAATCGCATTCCTCGATACCGAAGGATCAGAGCGACTGGCAGAAGTAAGTGAGACACGATCACTAGCCATAAGGCTAGTAACCGCTGTCCGCTTGCCCAAGTGTACACACTGAAGACCACTAACATTAGTGGGTTCAGAGCGTACCCGAGGATGTCTTTCGCAGAACCCCAAAGGGACCAGGGATGATTAGGCCCTGAAGATACATTTACCCATGGCACTACATATCCGAGACGGAATGTAGGCATGGTAAAGTTCTTTAATACGGCCACGATCTCCTGATTGAAGAGTGTTTGACTCACCCCCGAAAACGGTGAAGTAATCGAGGAGAAATCAGGTTTAGCACCCTTCCAGTCCATAACCCTGTATAGGTTAAAGACGGTGTGAAGACCACGGAAGGTCATCTTCTCTGTCAATGTTGACAGGCCAGTGGGGCGAAGCCCCGCTGGGATGATCCGAGGGACTCCACCGCGAGATAATCGCATCTTTACCCCAGGATTAGGGATATAGGCGCGACTATTCGCGAACGCTAGAAGAGCTAATCGACACTCCTTTAGGTAGGCAATAGTGAAACGTGTTCCACTTAGCCGCCAAAGGCGTACGATTCGCTCCGCTAGCACCATCCACAGTGCAGGCTGAGCTCCGAGGATACGGACTAGGCGAAGAACTAATGGTCTTAGTTCTCCTACCGTCATCCAGCGCATGTCAATAGCCTTAGGCTTAAAGGCGGACAACTTCTTAAAGAAGAGGCCACTTTTAGCCGGGACTACCTTGGCTTTGTCCCAACCCCCCTCTACGAGGAGTGTTAGGGCTTCGCCGACAGCGTTGAGTGAATAGTAGAAGACAGCAAAGGCGAGCGGTAATACTCCTAAAAATAGGAATAACACCATCCCGGCAATGCTGAAGAAAATCTTACTAAGCATTAGTAGTAAGCCTTTCAACCATAACAGCCACTGCGAATTGTTGAAGTTCATAGCTTTAATAGTTCGTAGTGCTTTTGTGGTTAGACCGAAATCCGAGGACGCTGGAACGGGCGGGGTGCTAGCCCTCCGCTACAGGGGATGGCTGTTAGCTATGCCCATGTCGACGAATTAAGGTCCAGAGCAGGAATCTTCACCTGTTAGTGGCGCCAAGTACATACTAACCCTGGTTAGCAATCAGGTCATATGTACCCTGAGGACGTCCGGACAGCACAT